AACGAGTATTCTCTAGGAATATTAGGCGCACACGGTTTGAAATTGATCAAGCTAAGTTCTATAATCTAACACCACTGAAAAAAAAGTCTGTTGAATATCCTACCGAGGGTTGACGTTTGGTCGGCCAATGTATAGGTTCTGTTCATATAACTATAGAAAGTCTTTGATATGACGCCTCGTCAAAAAGAATGTTTAGATTATATTTCTGGCTTTTGGTCAGACAACGGCTATGCGCCGTCTTTCGATGAAATTAGAATAGCCTTGGGTGCTAAGAGCAAATCATCTGTATCCGCTCTGGTAGCAAGGCTAGAGGAACGGGGTTATGTTGAATGGATACCTAACCTTGCCCGGTCTGTCCGTGTCATTTCTGATGAGCAACCCCCTGCCTCATCGGTATGAAGCGTAGCCCCGTCCTTACCCTTTATACTTGCTTTCAGCCCCTAATCGAGGGTATCTCTGTAAATGGATAACTGTTTATGGATAAAATGTTGGAACATAAGAAGCGAAAGACACCGTCCGTCATTGTTATTATCTTAATAACTCTGGCCGCGCCTTTGCTTTTGGTTTTTCTCAGTTTATCAGGTTGCCAGACGACACCTACAGAACCCGCCAAACTTGTTGCACAACCTACCATAAGATGCGCGCCAGCTACTCAAGTTATCCAATGGCTAGATAAAAAGTTTAATGAAAAGCCTGTTTACTCTGGGGTCTATGAGAATAGAATAGTCTTTACCTTATTCGTTAGCCCTGAAAAGACCTTTACGGTTGTACATACGGGAATACGAAACGAGATATCTTGTCTTGTTTCTTCAGGGCATAACTTTAAAGAGTTAAACTGGAATATTAAGAAGGGGAAGAGTGTATGACGCTGGACAGCATCACACAAGATCAACTTGATCGAGTCGGTGAGCTGCCAATAGATGTGCAGCGCGATATACTCGCTACGCTTAATAAGCTGGAAGCTACTCGTGACAGCAACAACGCTCAGTTAAACTTCATACCGTTTGTCAAGAAAGTGTGGCCCGGTTTTATTGAAGGGTATCACCATAAGATAATGGCCGATGCTTTTGAGCGTGTAGCCCGTGGCGAACTCAAGCGGTTAATTATCAATATGGCCCCTCGCCACACCAAGAGTGAGTTTGCCAGTCATCTATTCCCCGCGTGGTTTCTTGGGCATCATCCACAGAAGTATGTAATCCAAGCCTCGAACACCGCTGATCTAGCGGTAGACTTTGGCCGCAAAGTGCGCGATACAATTGGCGACACTGCGTACCAGAAGGTATTCCCCAACGTAGCGGTTCATGCAGATGCCGCCGCAGCGGGTAAATGGAAGACCACTGATAAAGGCGAATACTTTGCCCTTGGCACTGGCGGCACCATGACGGGCCGTGGTGGTGATCTGATCATTATTGATGACCCACATTCAGAGCAAGAAGCTAAACAGGCTGAAACCAAACCAGAAATATATGATGGCGTGTTCGAGTGGTATACGTCAGGTCCACGGCAACGTGTTCAGCCGGGCGCAGCGATAGTTATTGTTATGACACGCTGGTCGAAAAGAGATTTAACGGGACAAGTGCTGAAGGCCGCCGCAACTAAAGAGACAGGTGATGTCTGGGAGGTTATTGAGCTTCCTGCTATTCTGCCGAGCGGTAAACCAATCTGGCCTGAGTATTGGCCGGAAGAAGAAATTCTTGCGATTAAGGAAGAACTACCGATACCAAAATGGATGGCGCAGTACCAACAGACCCCGACAGCCGAAGAGGGCGCACTGGTCAAGCGTGAGTGGTGGCAGCGATGGGAACATCGTGATCCCCCGGATGTAGAGTTTATAATTCAATCTTGGGATACAGCGTTTGAAAAGACTCAACGCTCTGACTATTCTGCCTGTACAACTTGGGGCGTATTCTATAGAGAACACCCTGATACAGGCAAGACTATGCCCAATGTGATACTATTGGACGCCTTTAAACAACGTATGGAGTTCCCGGAACTGAAGAAAGTTGTGCTTGAAACTTACAACGAATGGGAGCCAGATGCGCTTATCGTTGAGAAGCGAGCTTCTGGTGCGCCACTTATTTATGAGCTTCGTGCTATGGGACTTCCAGTTGGGGAGTTTACACCGAGCCGTGGTAACGATAAGATCGCTAGAGTAAATGCAGTTTCCGATCTGTTTCATTCTGGTATAGTATGGGCGCCAGCTCATCGATGGGCAGAAGAAGTGATTGAAGAGTTTGCTGAGTTCCCTGCGGGGGAGCATGACGATCTTGTGGACAGCTCTACACAAGCATTGCTCCGCTATCGGCAGGGTGGGTTTATTCAAACCGTGCAGGATGAAGAAGAAGATAATCGACAAATCCTTCCGGCTGAGACGTATGAGTACTATTAAGGGGTAACCACATGGCGATCAATGTAGACAAAGCCTTAGTTCCTTCCGACATTCTCGTAGAGGATGGACCGGAAGTTGATATCGACCCACTAACAGGTGACGCGGATGATCCTGATTACGAATTAATGGGTGAGGAGCAGAATGAAGATGGGTCTGTTGTCATTGACTTTGATCCTAACGGTGAAGATGAGGACCGTAGTGAAGATCATAATGTAAATCTAGCCGAACTCCTTGAGGATGAGGCGCTTAGCGCGTTATCTGCTGAACTCGTTCAGGCGTTTAAGGACGACAAAGACACCCGTGCGCCTTGGGAGAAAGCCTATACCAGTGGGATTGCGCTATTAGGATTAAATATTGAGAGCAGACAACAGCCTTGGGCTGGCGCAAGTGGCGTGTTTCACCCTATTTTGACCGAAGCTGTGGTTAAGTTTCAAGCCGAAGCTATGATGGAGACGTTTCCTGCGTCCGGGCCAGTCTTAACCCGTATTATTGGCAAGACTGATCGTGATCGGGAGAGGCAAGCCAAGCGTGTTCGCCACGATATGAACTATCAATGCACCGAAGTGATGTCTGAGTACCGCCAAGAGCATGAACAGGCGTTGTTTCATCTAGCTATTGGCGGCTCAATCTTTAAAAAGGTCTACTTTGACCCTTCTCTAGGTCGTCAGACATCTAAATTTATTATGGCAGACGATTTTATAGTTGCATATGGCACAACTTCACTTACAGCGTGTCCCAGAATGACTCATGTCATGAAGATGTACCCTAATGATCTTTTAAAAGCTCAATATTCCGGGCAGTACCGTATGGTGGACGTGCCAAGCCCCTCCATTGAGTACACCGATGTTGATAGACGGGAGGATAAGGCAGCGGGAGACGCGCCAAAGGCTGAAAAAGATGACCGTCATACTTTATTAGAGATGCATGTCGAACATGATCTTCCCGGTTTTGAAGATTTGGACGAAGATGGCGAGCCAACTGGAATTGCATTGCCTTACATCATCACGATGGATAAGAGCAGCAATACTGTATTAAGTATTTACCGAAACTGGGAGGAAGATGATGATCTCAAAAGCAAAAATGAGTTCTTTATTCATTACCCCTATCTGCCGGGTCTTGGATTTTATGGTATTGGCCTTGTTCACCTTCTCGGTGGTATCTCTAAGTCTGCTACTAGTATCCTTCGGCAGCTTGTGGACGCTGGCACACTTTCTAACCTCCCCGCAGGATTAAAATCCCGTGGCCTTCGCATTAAAGGTGATAATTCCCCATTAAGACCCGGTGAGTTTCGTGATGTGGATGTTCCCGGCGGAGCCATTAAGGATAATATTGCGTTTGTACCTTATAAGGAACCATCTTCGGTCCTTTACCAGTTGCTTGGGAGTATTGTAGAGGAAGGTCGTAATATCGCTTCGATAGCCGATCTTAAAATATCAGACATGAACTCCCAAGCTCCCGTCGGCACCACTTTGGCGCTACTTGAGCGGGGCATGAAGGTTATGAGCGGCGTTCACGCTCGTATTCACGCTGCTATGCGCCAAGAGTTTAAGCTAATTGCCGCATTAGTTCGGGATCACGCTCCTGAAGAGTATGAGTATGATGTTGAAGATGGCGCTACTCGAACGAAAGATTATGATGATCGCGTTGACATCGTTCCAGTATCCAATCCTGATGCCTCAACTATGGCCCATCGGATTATGCAGCACCAAGCTGTACATCAGTTAGCCGCTACCGCTCCACACATCTATGATCTGAAAGAATTACATCGCCAGATGATTGAGGTTATGGGCATCGATAATGTTGAGAAGATTATTCCTCTCGAAGATGAGATGAAACCGAAAGACCCTGTGGCCGAGAATATGGCTCTGATGACAGGAGAACCTGTAAAGGCGCATGTTCATCAAGATCACGAGAGCCACATAAGAGTGCATGTGGCTGCGGCTCAAGACCCCAAGATCATCGAGGCGTTAGGTCAGGCACCCGCAGCTAAGGCTATTCAAGCGGCAGCAGCGGCTCACATACAAGAGCATGTGGCGTTCCAATATCGCCGTGAGATTGAGAAACAGTTGGGCGTACCTTTGCCAGAGCATAATGCAGACCTCCCCGCAGAAACAGAAGTTATGCTATCTAAATTGGTGGCGGATGCCTCCGACAAGTTGCTTCAGAAAGATAAAGCAGAAGCTCAAGCGCAGAAGAACGCTGAGAATCAAAACGATCCAGTATTGCAAATGCAGTTAGCCGAGAGCAAAGCTAAGGTCGATGAAGTTAAACGTAAGGGTATGGCGGATAGGCTTCGCGCCATGTTGGGTAAAGAGCAGATCGCCTCTAAAGAGAAGATCGAAGGCACCAAACTTGGTATAGAGGTGCAGTCAGATATGATGGATAAAGAGATTGAGAAACTCAAGCTTGAGATTGAGCTGACTAAAATGAAATCAAACGAACAACAGGCCGGAGCGCAATTAGGTGTGGATGTGGCTAAGAGTGTAGCTGACAATGAAGTTGAGCGTGAGCGTATCGCGTCACAAGCTGCTCAAGCTGCATTACGTGAAGGCGTAGCTGTTATACGTGATGAGAAGATACATGAAGCAAAGAAAGAAAGCCTTGCTAATGAGCGGATGAGAGATACTCAAAATATGGCCGGACGTTTTATGGACATGTTCCGTTCTAAACCAGACGACGAACAAAAATCAAACAAAGATGAATAAAAGACTTGAAGGGATTAACATTGGCCGATAATATTTTATCCGCTATCCAAGAGCGCATTCGTCGCGAGATGAATGATACCGCCGATATGGTAGCTACAGGTGGGTGCTTATCAGCAGAACGGGCAGATATGATTGCTATAAAATACGCAGAAAATGCAGGGGTTATTAAAGGTTTGGCTTTGGCAGAAAGATGTATTCTTGATGTTCTTGACGAACTGGACGAACAGGAGAAGCTCGACACATGAGCAAATCAACTAATAAGATAAAACCTATAGAGACTCCTAAACTAGTCGGCATTCCTTCTTCCCCAAAGCCAGAGACGGCTCAACAGTTACCGCAGCCTAAAGGTTGGCGCATGTTGATCGCTATACCAGAAGTTGAAGAAGTAACAGCCGGAGGTATCATTAAAGCAGATGCTACTAAGCAGATCGAACAGACCTCCACTGTGGTTGGGCTAGTTCTTGCTATGGGCGACCAATGCTATAATGATGCAGAGCGTTTTGGCACAGAGCCTTGGTGTGAGACTGGCGACTTCGTCCTTATTGGGGCTTATAAAGGGGTCCGTTTTCACATTCATGGTAAAGAATTTCGTATCATCAATGACGACACCGTTCAGGCTGTGGTTGATGATCCTAGAGGATATACGAGGGCATAATGGCAGATACATCACAATCATTTGAAGACCCCGAAGGTTTACCAGAACCAGCGGAAGACGAAGTAGAGATTGAAGTTCTTGACGATGTTCCTGAAGAAGATGTACGGGACGCTCGTCCTGCGGGAGATCGTTTAGATGTTGACGGCGATGAGTTTGAGCAAGAGATTCAAGATTACTCTGAAAATGCTCAAAAGCGTATTAAAGCCGTTAAATATGAGTTTCATGAAGAGCGTAGAGCTAAAGAGGCCGCTGAAAGACAGTCGGCTGAAGCTGTGCGTTACGCAGAGCAAGTGGCGGCTGACAATCAGGCGCTTAAACAATCTTTAGAAAACTCTAACACGGTATTGATTGAACAGTACGGAGCGCGAACAGACGCCGAACTTGATAAAGCGCGTAGCGAATTTAAAGACGCTTACGAAGGTGGAGACACCGACGCTTTGTTAGCGGCTCAGGAAAATCTATCTAAACTTCATGCACAGAATGTGCATCGTTTGGCCTCTGCTCCCCGCCCTCAAGTGTCAGCTCAAGCCCCAGCTCAAGTACCTCAACAAACAGGTCAAGCTGTTGCCCCGCCTGACACACGAGCGTCTAGATGGATGCATGAGAATAGTTGGTTTCAGGCTGCGGGTAATGAAGATATGACAGGGTACGCAATTGGTCTGCATGAAAAATTAGTAAAATCAGGACTAGACCCGCGAGTTCATGAAGACTATTATATAAAGATTGATCAAGGAATGCGGACAGTATTCCCTGATCGTTTTTCGGAAGGTGATTTAGGTGGTGTAGGGGTTGATGCCCCTGCTGCGAACTCTCCGAAGAAAAAGCCTCCAGTTGGAGGGCCGTCACGGGGCGGTAAACCCCCGCGCAAAGTGCAGCTAACCACCACTCAAGTAGCTCTCGCAAAGCGCCTTGGGTTATCGAATAAACAATACGCCGCTCAGGTTGCAAAGGAGCAATTAAATGGCTAATCCGCGCACCGCTTCGAAAGAGCGAGATAATGAGACACGCGAAGTAGAGGATCGGGTGACCGACTATAGGCCGCCTTCTAATCTACCCGACCCCACGCCACAAGATGGTTACGAATTTCGTTGGGTCCGAACCGCCATGTTAGGTGAGAAAGACAATCGAAATGTGTCCATGAGGTATCGTGAAGGTTGGGAGCCATGTTTGGCAGAGGATCATCCTGAATTGATGATCATGTCAGACGCCGACACTACCTATGAAGGTAATGTCGTTATTGGTGGGCTAATGTTGTGTAAGTGCAGTACCGAACTGATGCAGAAACGGGCTGATTACTACAGAAGCATGGCCTCCGATCAGGCTGCAAGTGTGGATCAAAACTTTATGCGCGAAAACGATCCACGGATGCCCCTTCTGGAAACAGAAAGAAAGTCTACTGTATCGTTTGGCGCTGGTCGCAAACGCTAATATTAGCGTTTGCATTAGTGTAACTTTACAATAGGAGCAAGTAAGATGGCAGCAACAGCTTCCCCTTATGGATTTGTTCCGGTAAATAGACTTGGCGGATATGAGAATGGTTCTTTCCGTCAGCTAAAAGTGACGAACTCTTACGGCACCAGCATATTTTTTGGTGACGTAGTAGAACTCGCCGCTTCCGGGACTATCGAACTAGACACAGCAACCTCCTCGTCACGTCCCATTGGGATTTTTCAAGGAAGTAATTTCACTGATCCAACTCTTGGCTACAGATTGTTTTCGCAAATGTGGACAGGGGCCGTTGTTTCAACGGACATTTTGGCTCACGTTGCTGATGATCCTCGTCAAATATTCCAAATCCAAGGTGATGAATCTATCGCCCAAACGGGTCTTGGTAATAATTGCGATTTAATAACCTACGCCGCTGGTAATACGAACCTTGGCAAGTCGATCTTGGCGCTTGATGCCGGGAATATTGCTACAACTAACACTCTACCAGTTCGTATTATTGATTTTGTTGATGGCCCTGATAGTTCTGTTGGGGATGGTTTCACTGACGTGCTTGTCATGTGGAATGCAGATATCCATCAATACGATCTAGCACTTGGCTCTTAATAAGGAAGGATTTGACTAATGGCTTCAATTTCACGCGCCCAATTACTCAAGGAACTCCTGCCGGGTCTTAACGCCCTGTTTGGCCTTGAGTATGAAAAATACGAAAACGAACACGCTGAGGTATATGACGAAGAAAGCTCAGAGCGTTCATTCGAAGAAGAAACTAAATTGAGTGGCTTCGGTGCCGCCCCTGTCAAGAAGGAGGGCGGAAGCCTTGCTTACGACACGGCTCAAGAGAGTTTCTCTCAACGGTATGACCACGAGACGATTGCTATGGGTTTCTCCATTACTGAAGAAGCAATGGAAGACAACCTGTATGA